TGGTACAGATGCCTGATCACGGTGAATTAAAGTCTTCGCATTTTGTAAATCAAGAATATGTGTTTAGTGGACACTTCCACAAGCGTCAACAGCAAGGAAAAGTACATTATATCGGTAATGCATTTCCACATAATTATGCAGATACATGGGATGACGATAGAGGAATGATGATTCTCGATAAAGAAAACAGTCTTAGCCCATTATACATTAACTGGCAACAATGTCCAAAATATCGAACCATTAAACTTAGTGATCTAATTGATCAAAAAGATACTGTTATTAAAGATAAAATGTATCTTCGTGTAACACTTGATTTACCTATTAGCTTTGAAGAAGCTAGTTTTATCAAAGAAACTTTTATAAATGAGTACAATTGTAGAGAAATTACACTAGTTCCTCAAAAAAATATTGACGAAATTAATACAGATGTTGATATTGAGAAGTTTGAAAGCGTTGATGAGATAGTAAGCAACGAAATACTTGCAATTGACAGCGAAAGTTATAATAAAAACACATTATTAGAAATATATAGAGACCTGTAATGATAAAATTTAAGAATTTAACTATTAAAAACTTTATGAGTGTAGGTAATGTTACACAAGCAGTTGATTTTGATAAGGCAATGTTAACACTAGTGTTAGGCGAGAACCTTGATCAAGGTGGTGACGATACTGGAAGCCGTAATGGAACTGGAAAAACTACTATCATAAACGGATTATCGTATGCATTATACGGGCAGGCATTAACAAATATCAAACGCAACAACTTAATCAACAAAACTAACAACAAAGGCATGATTGTTACATTAACATTTGAGAAAAGTAATAACAAATATCGAATTGAACGTGGAAGATCGCCTAACATATTAAAATTTTATATCAATGATACTGAACAACTTGATAATCTTGAGGATCAGAGTCAAGGCGATAGCAGAGAAACTCAAAAAAATATCGATTCTTTACTTGGTATGAGTCATAACATGTTTAAACACATTGTTGCACTAAACACATATACCGAACCATTTCTTAGTATGAGAACTAACGATCAAAGAGAAATTATTGAACAGTTACTTGGTATCACTCTACTTTCTGAAAAGGCTAGCGTATTAAAAGATAAAATTAGAGAAACTAAAGATACAATACAATCTGAAACACTAAAAATAAACGCTATACAATCAAGTAATGAAAAAATTAGGAAAAGTATTGACACTCTTATTAGTAGACAGTCAGCGTGGAACAGTAAGAGTCGGCAAGATTGCGAAAAACTTACAAACGGCATAATTAATCTTGAAAAAGTTGACATTGATATAGAGTTAGAAGCACATGAAAAGTTATTTTCATGGAATGAACACAATAATACTATTCTTTCTTTGAAAAAAGAGCTGAGTACACTTGAGCCAGCACTAGTTCGTGCTGATAAATCTGTAGTAAAGTTAACAAAAGATATTGCAGATTTAGAAGATGCAACATGTTATACATGCGGGCAAGAGCTACACAAAGATAAAAAAGACGAAATTGAAGCAAGTAAAGCTAAAGAATTAGTTGACTCTAATGCATATGCTCAAGAAATTAATACAAAGTGTTCTGAAGTAATTGCAGCACTTGCAGAAATAGGCGATATTAATGGTAGACCTACTACGTTTTATGATACTGCCAAAGAAGCATATGAACATCGAAACAATGTTGACAACTTAAAACAAACTTTGTTAACCAAGCAGAATGAAGATGATCCATATCAAGCACAAATTAATGATTTGAATAGTACTGCTATTCAAGAAATTAATTGGAATATAGTAAATGATTGTAATTCTACCAAAGAGCATCAAGAATTTTTATTAAAACTACTTACAAATAAAGATTCGTTTATAAGAAAAAAGATTATTGATCAAAATCTAATGTATCTTAATAATAGACTTACATATTATCTTGATAAGCTAGGATTGCCGCATCAAGTTGTATTTTTAAATGACCTAAGTGTTGAAATTACACAACTTGGTCAAGATCTAGACTTTGATAATCTAAGCAGAGGCGAAAGAAATAGACTAATACTTGGATTAAGCTTTGCATTTAGAGATGTATGGGAAAGTCTATATCAAGGAATTAATTTAATGTTTATCGACGAACTAATTGATAGTGGCATGGATGCATCAGGTGTTGAAAATAGTGTAGCTGTACTAAAGAAGATGTCAAGAACAAGATTAAAAAATATTTTCTTAATATCACACAAAGACGAACTAATTGGAAGAGTGAATACTATTTTAAAAGTAATTAAAGAAAACGGATTTACTTCCTATTCAAATGATGTGGATATAGTTGAATCATGAAAAATGACGTGCAAGAAGAATTTTTACAAACTTACTTGGAATATTTCAAAGCTTACGAAGAATTTCTTCGTAAGCCTACTGTTCCTCGAAAAATACAATGTCGAAAGCTGTTATCTAAGTTAAAAAAACTTGCACATATACAGCGAATAGTAATTAGTGAGCATTACATACAATATCGTATACCTGACGGCAGAGTTAATAACAAACCTGATGTTGCTCGTCAAATTAGGGATCAAAAAAAAAAGAATAATATAACTACTTGATGCAATGGACATATAAAGGTAAACAGATTACAGAAATACCAGACGAGTATGAAGGGTTTGTTTATCTTATTACAAATATTGCCACAAGCCAAAAATATATAGGCAAAAAACTAGCAAAATTTAAAACAACTAAGCCACCACTCAAAGGCAAGAAAAATAAAAGACGTGGAACTAAACAAAGCGATTGGAAAGACTATTGGGGAAGCTCAGATAGACTAAACGCAGATGTAGTTTCACTAGGCAAAGATAAGTTTACAAGAGAAATACTATACCTATGTAAAGGTAGGGGCGAAATGTCCTACATAGAGGCAAGAGAACAGTTTGATAGACGTGTACTTGAAACAGATGATTACTATAACGGTATTATTAATGTTAGAGTTGGCGGATCAGACAAACTTAAACAGGCATTGCTAGAACATCACATCCAGGCAAAACAATCCAACACATAAGGTTGGCGGGCCAGATTATTTTCCGCTGTGAAAAAGGCTACCGTATAGGAGCACACGTACATATTGATTAACACACCAGAGTGTGGAAGCCATCAAACAAATTGGGCTCATCAGTTGATATAGATTGCATTGTTGGCAGTCGAACAACACAACATAGTTCATAAAAACTCTTTAGCAACAGGAACGAAGCGAGAGGTATTACGGTGTAGCGTAAGATGTCGATGTAGGTTGGGAAAGATCAGAGCCCATTGAACTTGTGTATAAAAAATACCTATTTCCAAGTCTCGACTAATAAAACTCACATGAAGTTTTCGAGAGACGGAGCCTGTTATATGGTTCCGTCTGACCAAACAATCTACATGAAGTAACTACAATATTACTACGTAATATTGCTTTAATCATCTAATAAAAAAACGAAGTGTTATAGTTTGAGCGATAGCGAAAACTTGTATGAGCTTGCTCATACATAAGTGATAAATAAATATAAATGTGTAAGGATTAGTCACAAATGAATGTTTATGAAATTATTACTGAAAATAAAAATCTAAATGAAAAACCTGTAGGCATGGTAAAACGTGGACTACAAAAAATTGGTGCTTACATAGGATCTGGTGCAGCAGCAGCTAGTGATGCCGTAGCAGCCGAAGCAAACAAAATGGCAAAAGAACTTAAAGCATGGATGTCAGGTAGTGGGTTAAAGAAATTAACTATCGACGATCTTGAAAACTTTCTAGATCAAAAAGGGTACGGTGGTGTAGCCGAAAAAGCAATTGCTAGTGCAAAGAAAAAATCAAACGATACTGCAAGTGCCATTGGTAAAGCTGGAAAAGCTCTTGGTAATGTTGCTGGAAAAGTAGCCACTGGCGCACGAGCTTCAGCTAATGTAGCAGCAAATATTCCTTTGCCAAATAGTATGTATGCTGAAGCTGTAAATCCAAAAATTAAAATTGCAAAAGGTGCCGGTCAACTAGCTACAGCAAGTGATGGTGCTGAGTATGTTTGGGCAGGCGCTATGTGGATTAATAATGCATCAGCAATGCCTGCTAAAAAAGCTATTAATCAAGAGCTAGGCAATCCTGCAGACCAATCTAATCAGCCTCTTACTCCAAAAGAAATTGATCTAGCAATACTTGCAGCAGTACAAATGGGTTATAAAACTAGGGGTGTAAGCAAAACAAAAGGACGATTTGGTGTTGACAAGACTGCTCCTGCTACAGGCGCTACTCCAGCAGCCGCAGCGCCTAATGATAAAGCAATTAAAGCATTAGCTGCCAAAGCTGATAAATTAGGAATGAAGGTAGTTCCTAAGTAAATTTTATAAATTCTCTTTACTGTCATTGATAAAGTGTTTTTCATATATAATAGTAAATGGAGAATAATATGCCTTTTTGGAAATGGTGGACATCGATAGTTGTTATTATACTAGCAATATCCTACGCTCAATATCAACTTGATATTTTAAATTTTATATATAATAATGATCCAACAAGAATTACTGCTATTATTGGAATTATATTTCTACTATGCACTATTAGAATTGGATATGTAAGTTGGCAAAAACAATTTTTATATACACAACACGATCATTTTAATGAAAATGAAATATTATGGTTTTGTTCAGATGTTGTAATGTCAATTGGGATGGTAGGAACATTAATTGGATTTCTTATTGTGCTCACTACTACTTTTACAGACATTGATACTACATCAGCACAAGCAATGAAAGAAGTAATTGGTACGCTTGCCTCAGGAATGGGAATTGCATTAATGACATCGCTTACTGGACTAATATCCTCAATTATTTTAAAATTTCAACTAGTTATGACAGAAAATTTAAATGAGAGGGTATAGCTCAAACATAGCATTTATAGATCTATTATTTAATCTTCTTATTGGGTTTACAAGTTTACTTTTAATTGCATTTTT